GTGTTGAGTATTATGACAGCGATGTCGTTCCCGGACAGGGATATACCTACTATATTGTTCCCAATGACGGCGCGATGGCTGGAAAGAAATCCGATACGGCGTATTACGTATATGTGGATATGCCTCAGAATTTCAAAGCGGAGAATGTCAACGGCAAGATCAAGCTGACCTGGGACGATACTGAGGCACATTCTCATTACCGGATATCCCGCAGAAACGGTTCGGATTTCAATTTCAAGTTTTATGACAATGCCAATGAAAATTCTTATACAAACAAGGCTGTTACAGATGGCTATACATACTACTATCGCCTTGCCGCTGTATACAAGGAGGATGGTGTCAGCTATCTGAGCATGACGACAAACGTAAGCTTGATTCCGCAAAAGACACCCCAAATTACCAAAATTACAGCAAACAGCGATTCCATTCAGGTCGGCTGGAAAGCATTGGTCAACCAGGGAAGCATTCAAGTCTGGCGCAGAAGTGAAGCCGAAGCGGATTTCAAGCTGATAGATACCCTTTCCGGCGACAGAGTAAGCTATACGGACAAAGCTGTTGAGCCCGGGGTGGAGTATTTCTATAAGATCGTATCCCACGTGAGTATTTATAATATCGTTGGCGACAGCGCGCCTTCCAATACCGTCGGCGCGAAGATTTCCCAGTAATCAGCAAGCCGGATGAAAGATCCTCGCCTATAAGAAAACAGCCTTCCCGAAAGGGAAGGCTGTGAGCTTGTCGAAAAAGCCCTTCGGACTTTTCCGCCAGTTTTTTGCAGTCTGCTGCGTGCACTCCTTGTGCACCTACGGCGCACAACTCGCACACTTGCAGCCTGAGATGTATTTATGTCCACGTACAGGAGGTGAATTGCCCCGCAGGGGCAAGAGAGACCGCCCTGGGGTGCGCCGCGGCCAAAAATGATTCGGATGGGTTTGCCGCTTCCGCGGCAAATTCTGCGAAGCCTTTTTCTACAGCCTGACAGCCTTCCCGAAAGGGAAGGCTGTATTTAGTTCTGGCCGCTTGGATTCGATTGCCATTCTGCTTCGCAGAATGTAAGGAGTTGTTCCCGTCCAGCCGGGAACAAGCAAATGCCCACCGGGCATTTGCATTTAAATGGGTTCGAATCCCGCAGCCCGGACCATAACTGAACCGACAGTTGATACAATTATCGACTGTCGGTTCGTTATATTTATGCCGAAAACCGCTGTCATATCAAGGCTTTTTCATTTGCAAATGCACCCATTCAGCCGCTACCCCTCAAAACGAGAAAAATGATGCTATCGTTGGATTTTCGGCTATACAAAACAGCCTGTTTTGCGTTATAAAGAACCCGGTATCGTTGAATTTGTCTATCCGTAGGTGCATATCAAAATATAGAGAAAAAGGCTCGGAACTTGGGAGATCACCCAGGCTCCGAGCCGTTTTACATCTGCTCCGTTATTTCAATTCCACTTTTGAAGATAAAGGTTATCGTCTCATCTGCATTGACGGTGGCATGATCGACTGCCGCCAGCCAGAGGTCACCATCGAATTCAATTGGCATCTCTGTCTGTTCTGCCAGTGTGGCGGCAAAGGCACTAATGCGGTCATTTTGCTCCTTGCGGCGTTGCCTTTCCGCTTCAATTGCCTCGTGCCGCTGTTTCATTTTTTCATAACGGTGGGTGTGGCGTTCATACCGTTCCATGTACTCCACCTGGTTCTGCGCCTTGATGGCATTCTCCTCTATGCACTGGCGGATCAGTTCACTTACGATCTCCATCTTCTCTGCCAGGGCAGCTTGCTGTGCATCCAGTTCCGCGCAATCGCAAAGGGTGGCTTGTACCAATCGGATGTCCTCCAAGATATGCTCACGGTCAGCAATCAGTTTGCCGAAAGCCCGGAGGAACATTGCTTTTATGTCCTTTTCGTACAAATGGGGCGTAGTGCAGCGGTGGTCACCTTTGAACTTATCATTGCATTGCCAGATGGTACGGCGATATTTGCTCGTGGAATGCCATACCTTTGAGCCGTACACCGAACCGCAGTCACCACAGAAGAGCATGGAAGAAAATACACTGGCTGCGCTGTACCGATTGCCAAGAGCCTTTCGTCTGGAAAATTCCGCTTGAACCAAATCCCACTCTTCCGGCTCGATGATGGCAGGATGACTGTTCTCCACATAGTACTGTGGAACCTCGCCCTCGTTGACCTTCATCTTTTTTTGCAGGAAGTCCACAGTGAATTTCTTCTGCAACCGAGCATCCCCACGATATTTTTCGTTTTGCAGAATGCTCTCAATGGTGGATGCTTGCCATTTTTCTTTACCCGCTGGGGTGGGAATGCCCTCTGTTGTCAAAATCTTACCAATGGCGTGAGCAGTTTTACCCTGCATGAACAGTCGGTAGATTCGCTGCACCAACGCAGCCTCTTCCGGCACGATCTCCGGCAGCCCATCAGTACCCTTGCGGTAACCAAGGAAATGACGGTATGGCATCGTGACCTTACCATCAGCAAAGCGTTTCCGCTGTCCCCAGGTCACATTCTCGGAGATACTGCGGCTCTCCTCCTGGGCAAGGCTGGACATAATGGTGATCAGCAACTCGCCTTTGGAGTCCAGGGTGTAAATGTTCTCCTTCTGGAAATAGACTTCCACACCTTTTTCTTTCAGCTTGCGAACGGTGGTTAGGCTATCCACGGTATTACGGGCAAATCGGCTGACGCTCTTTGTGACGATTAGGTCTATCTTGCCATCCAGAGCATCCTGTACCATGCGGTTGAATCCGTCTCTGCGTTTGGTGTTAGTGGCAGATATGCCTTCGTCCGTATATACGGCAACGAACTGCCAATCCGGGTTTGCTTTGATGTACTGTGTATAGTAATCCACCTGTGCTTCATAACTGGTCAGCTGCTCCTCACTGTCGGTGGACACACGGGCATATCCGGCAACGCGCCGTTTGTGATGTATATGGGAAGGTATCCCCGTGTGTCTGTCCAATGTGGCAGGGATGACCGTAATATTCTTAGCCATTTGATTTGTTCCTCTCAAGTGCTTTCTGCCGAGCGGCATCTTTCATTTCTTCCGTCCAGCTTTCTGCCCTGGAACGGTCTGCCCATCGTTTAACGGTTTCTGTGCCATCTTTGAAGCAGAATACCAGGGTGTTGTCTTTCTCCGCTCTGATTGCCGTTATTTTATCGTAAAGGGTATCCGTGCTGCCCAGAACTTCCTCGGTGATGGAAATGAGGGTGTTTTCCGGGATCTGCTTGGACGGACAATATGTTTTGCCCATCGTATTGAAAGTGCTGCAGATCCAGACGGGACCGGTCCTGGTGACCTTCCGGCGATAGTGCTTTCCGCATCCACCGCATACCACTATCCCGGTAAAGGGGTATGCATTCTGCTTCACACCGGGGCGGGTATGCTTATCGGCACGGCGTTTTATCTCCTCCTGCACAGCGTTAAACTGTCGCAGAGAGATGATTGGTTCGTGGCTGTCAGTTATGTGGTATTGTGGCAACTCACCGTTATTTTGCAGTGTGCGTTTTGTGAGGTGGTTCTCGCGGTAGGTTTGCTGTAGGAGCAGATTGCCGGTGTAGGCATAATTCCGCAGAACACGCATCACGCTGCTCTTACACCAGGCATTACCGTTGCGGGAGCGGATGCCTTTTTCATTCAGCATTTTCATAATTGCCGTGAGGCCCATGCCGGAAAGGTAGCTGTCAAAGATCAGCTGGACGATCTCTGCTTCTTCCGGCACGATGACATATTTGCCGTTTTCATAGCGGTAACCCAGCAGAGTACCATTCCAGGGCATTCCATTTTCAAAGTTCCGCTTGATGCGCCATTTCTGATTTTCGCTGGCGGATAGGCTCTCCTCCTGGGCATAGGATGCCAGAATGGAAAGCATCAGTTCTCCGTCTGCACTGATGGAGTGGATGTTCTGCTCCTCAAAGTACACATCCACACCGATCAGCTTCAATTCCCGTACGGTTTCCAAAAGGGTGACGGTATTTCTTGCAAATCGAGAGATGGATTTGGTGATGACCATATCCATCTTACCCGCCCTGCAGTCTTGCAGCAGTCGGGTAAAATTCTCCCGGTCTGCCTTTGTACCTGTCAGCGCCTCATCTGCGTACACGCCGCAGAACACCCAACCGGGGTGACGCTGAATCAGTTCGTTGTAATAGCTGACCTGGGCCGACAAGGAATGCAGCATGGCATCCTTGCCAGAGGAAACTCTGGCATAGGCAGCCACTTTGGTCAGCTTTGGTGCTTGCATCTTCTGCAATGGCACCTGTTTGATTCTTCGTTCCATAATTGTCCTCAAATCTCACGAAAAGTATCGCTTTCACCGTTGAGAATGGAAAGCATTATTTTCGCGCCAAGGCGAAAACCAATGAGGAAATATTCCCGCTCGGCTTCGTCCAGTATGTGGTTTTGCGCGGATTCCATTTTATCGACCAGTGTACGGTCTGCCTCGTTCAGCAGTTCCCTTAACCTGTCTCCGCAAGCCACAACTTCCGTCAATGCCTTGGCATATTCGGAACTCTTGCGGAAGGTCATCTCCCAGGGAGAAAGCCGTCCGTAGTATAGGTCCCGCAGAATGTCCTTGTCCATATTGTCCCTCCTTCCGATAGGTTGTATCACATATTCGCTCTGAAGGGGCATAATAGCAAGTCAATTCAGCGAAATATACTGCACAAAGATATGCCGTATTTTTCTGCCAGAATGTTGCAGCATTTTGGGTAGTCCGCCTCGGTCAGAATGCCGTTTTTGACCATGCTGCGGAACACCGTAGTGCTTGTGCGGTAACGGAGCAGCCGGACCTGGAGGTCATCAGGCTGCTTTTCTGCGGGCTGCAGCGTAGCAGTCCCGACAGCAGTATTTGCGGTTTCTGTTGCCATAGCTAACGAACTCCTTTCCGCAGTGCTGACAGATCAGCGTGTAATAGGCTTGCTTGTTCACCTCGTACTGGTGGCTGTTCCAGTATGCCATCCGGCACTTGTCCGAGCAGAACTTCTTTTCCTTCCTGCCGGGGTTCTGCTCGATGGGCTTACCGCACTGCTGGCAGACGGACGCACTTTCCGTAGGCGGATGGCGGCGCAGATGGGATTTTACTGTGTTGGGAGAAAGGTCAAGGATATCTGCAATACGCTTGTATCCGTAACCCTTCAGTGACAGGTTTTTAATTTGGTTCTGAACATATAGTCTCATAGCATTTCCTTTCCGATCCAGGGGAGGTCGTATCTCCGGGTCTGTTATCCAGGACAGCGGCCTGGGGTTTCGTGTAAAAAATCGCATAAGTTATAGGGGGAATAGCCCCTGCAGGATCGTCCCACAGGGGCCTCCCGGTAAATTATGCTGCGGAATCCGTCATCTTCATGACCTTGATGGCTTCGGAGTTGACCAGCTTACCGTCCAGGAACTCATAGGCCAAATATCCGATATAGCCAAGGACTGCGAATGTCTCCACCAGGGCACGGATGCTGACAGGCCGTCTGCCAATGATCCAGTAGTAGCTGAAGTCGCCAAAGGCAATGGGCTTGCTGCCGGATACCGCATTGGGCATAAACTCGGAGATCATGACCTTGTGACCAAGAATGGTATCATTGGCATGGTTCCAGATGTAATTGCCATCCGCATCTTTGAGGGTTCGCAGGATCAAAGCGGTCTCATCATTCATGAGCCACACTGCATTCCGGCGATATGCGGGCTTCACAGAGAAGAACAACTTGATGACATCATCGTAGGTCAGTGTGGTGGCGGTTACGCCAATGTCAGCGCCGCCGTTCTCTGCCAGAATACCCGTGGGTATATCCACACCGGTGCCGTTGATAAAGCCATTGTCCTCTGCTCTACCGAAGTTTTTTGCCAGCCGCTTGACCAGGTAATCTTCCATCAGGAAAGTATTATCCTGGGCGAAAGCCTCATCCAGCTTGAGGAACGTTGCCAGCTTATGACTTCCCAGACCTTTATCCTCAAAATCATCCATGCCGGTGTTGAGAGGAATGGTGCCGCCTTCAGGTACCCAGGCAGCCAGATCGTCATTGCTGACAGTTTTGATGCTGTACTGGCTGTCATAGGCCCGGATGTCTGTAGCGATGCTGCGGAAAAGGCTCTCCTTTTTTAGTTCCGCGTGGAATCTGCTCTGGGTCTTGGGTGTGAGAATCAGCGCTCCGGTGGTGGAATCCACGCCCTGATCCAGAGTCCCATCCTGGGTAGCCTTTCCCCGGAGGGAATCCCAGAAATTGGTTTCATAGCGGTTGCCGTCGATGTAAGGTCTTTTTTCGGTATAAGTTCTCATAATTGTATCCTCCTTAGTGGTTGTGGGTGGGGTTCAGAGTCAGGCCGCACATACGGCAGTATTCTTCCAGATCCTTGCAATCTATATTAAATTCCAGCTCAGGAGCAGGATCGGTACGGTAGATGTGATATTCCTTGCTGATGGCCAGAGGAATATTGGTCTGGGAATAGACCGTGACTTTCTTATTCTTTCTGATGCGCTTATCCAGCTTTTCTTTCGTAATCATAGGTAAAATCCTCCATTTTTTGATTTGGGGTAAATTCC